TCACTAGCGCCAATTCCAATGTAGGAATATGTGTTACCAGTAATATTTGTCTGTATAATGCGAGTGCCGTCAGTGACGCGCATTCCGTTATCAGTTGTTCCAGTTGGCGCTACTGTGATTTGCAGCTTTGTTGCTGGCGAAGTCGTCCCAATCCCGACGTTGCCGCTGCTGTCGATGCGCATACGCTCTGTGCCGCCAGTGCTTGCAGCCAGAGTATCCGCAGCCGGATGCCAGATGCCTGTATCCAGATCACTAGCAAAAGCGATGCTGGGCAGTGCTTGTGTCCCGTCGCCAAACAGCCCGCGCGTTGCGTACACATCTTTATAAGATAACGCCCCAGAACCAAGATCGGTCGTATTTGTTACCGACGGAATCATGCTGCCAGCTACGCGGCCTCGAAACGTAATCGTATTTGTGCCGCTTGCGCCAAGCACCGTGTTACCATTGACGCCAAAGTCGCCCGTGAGCGTCCCACCAGCCAAGGGTAAGAATGCAAGGTTGCCTGTGGATGAAAGAAGCTCCCAAGCGCCGTTTACTCGGATCATCAAATCGCCAACAGCAGCAGCTGTGCCAGCAGCAGGCGCACCCCAGCTTGCCCCGACGCTTCCAGCCGTATTCACGACAAAAACATCACCATCAACTGCAGTAGCGGGTGCAGCCGCTGTTGGTGCTATAGTTCCTTTCAGCGTCAAGACGCCCGGAAGCGTTAAAAGGCTGTTGTCAATCTTGCCTGTGCCGCTGGTCAATACCAGCTTTGCAGCACCAGCCGTTGTAGGGGTGGCGGCGGTAGCAATGGTGTCTAGCATTTGCTGCGATAGCTTGCCATCTGCGCCAAGGATTGGAAAGAAGCCAGCCTGTGTAGCAGCTCCACCAGTGTCGGTGGTCTTAAAGAAGGATGTGCTGATATATCCGCCAGCGCCCACTTGCACCACTTTACCAACCGCACCAGCAACACCGCCGCCGGAGTTAATCAGGTCAGTTTTCTGGACATACCGAGCATCACCAAGCGTATTAAAGTTGGCAATCTGGACATACTTCAAATCGGCAGCGGCTGGCGTCAGATAGGTCGCAGACAAATCTGGAATTGCGATGGCTGGAAATTTCGCCGTTGCATCTAGTTGCAGGATTAGGTTTGCCGTCGGTGTTGCTGATACGCCTGTCAGTTTGACAGAAAGCGCGTCCTGATCGTCAACATATTTCTTGGTGGCGCCGTGCAAGTTCGCACTCGGCGCGCCCGAAAGCGTCAGTGGGCCTGTGAGGGTTCCGCCCGCAAGAGGCAGATACAACGATAAGTCTCCCTCCGTTGGGATTATATGCCAGTTCGCACCATCGAACAAAAGACTATCGCCGAGAAGAACCTTAGCGCCGTTGATGCCAGGCCATGTGCTGGTGCCTGCAACACTGGCAACGTAATAATCCCCTTGCTTGGCGGCTGCCGGAACTGCGCTTGCTGGATCAATTGCGCCTTTAAGCGTCATTGCCCCAGTGACGGCAGCAGGCAGCATCGTGCTGTCGATCTTACCATTAGCATTCAGCCCTGGCACCTTTCCGGCTTGGGTAGCTGTTCCGCCAGTAGTGACAACGTCTGTCTTTTTGACCAGCAGGGCGTCGGCATCGTCTACATATTTTTTGGTTGCCGCATGGAGGTCGGCAGTGGGCGCACCCGACAAGGTTACTGCGCCTGTCATCGTTCCGCCAGCTAGCGCCAGATAACTACCCGATACCGTCTGCCACGCTGTTCCTGTGTACACTTTCAGCACAGGCGCACCGACAGCGCTGGTGTCAACCCATAGCGCGCCAGCCGTTGGGCCAGTTGGTGCTGTTGCATTTGCTGGCACACCCGCGCCAAACGAAACATTGCCGCCCGTGATTGAGCCGATTTGATGGTCTGTTGTACCGTCGAAGAACATCAGTGCAATATCATTGCCAGTGCCTGTCTTTGCCCAAAGGCCGCCACGCTGCAACACAGCAGGCCGCGTGGCGCTTGAGTTGGTGCTGAGTATAGCCTTGACGAGTTCATTAAGGTGATTGGCAAGGTCGGTGCCGTTTTCGACGTTTGGATTTATCGGGAACACGCCCGGTGTTAAAACAGCCATTCTTTATACTCCTATCAAAGGGGCTTGGCGCGTCTGCGCCCCCAACCACCAACTAAAACGTCAACTTGGCCAGTCTTTGGCACACCAGCATCATCAACAACTTGCACCGTCATACCACCAACGGTCTTGTTTGTAATCAGTGCGCGTAAATTAACCGGAGAGCCGTCAATCGTAACGGCCACCGATGGAATGTCATAGAACGCCGGATTAAAGGTGATGTTTGCGCCCGCTGTGGCGTCTGTGATCTGTACATCAGGGAAGCTCACAACCCGTTCAAGTACATCGACCTCAACAAGCGCCTTGTGGATCCGTACATTCACGGAAGGGCTGTTTGACACGACAATAATCCGAAACTGAAACGTGCGCCCAGTAACGTCAGCGCTTTCAAAACGACGCCATGGTTGCCAACCCACACCATGCGGTGCAATTGGGTCAATCGACGCAAGAGGCTTCCAGTCCGCCATAACTTCAAGCTTCTCGGTGGTGCGGACCTCAAGCCACGCATCCCATTCATCACTGTCTAGGCCGCTTGCCGTATCAATACCCGTGGCCGTCATCTTTGCCTGCACGCGCACTTCGTCAATCGAGCCAAGGTCAAACAACCCAGCAAACTGATATACGCCGCGAGAAGCAATGCCAGTACCTTTGGGAGCAAGCGTCAACTCGCCGCCGGGTAGGACCACCATATCCGTCTTAGAGCCAAGCCAGTTGGTCGTGCTATCGTCAATCTCTTTGACAATCTGCAGATCTGGCAGCGTTTCAACAGAAGTCCGCAGCATCTTTGGCGTGGAACGGTTGCCGGACGTGTCAACCGCCGAAATCATATAAGTGCCTGTACGAGCGCCAACGGCTGCCCGGTCTGTTTTCCAGTCAACATTAGCTAGGTGTAGGCCGTTCGCCCAGGTTGGGCTTACAACCTCTGGCGTATATCGTAAATCATAGAAGCTGATGTCAGTCTCTGACGAGAGGCGCCAGAAAAGGTCAACGCTGGCGTTATTAACCACGTTCACGCCAAATCCGTCCACAGGGGCAGGCGGCGCAGTGTCTGGCAATATAACCTGCTTAACCGTGTCGGGCTTCCCTTGCGTCCCCAGCGCACTTACAGGCGTTACCTGAAACGTCATTGTGCCGTTGGCCATGTCTGGCTGCTTGAGCAAGTCCACCGTGAACTGGTAGAAAGGCACCTTTGTCTCAGCCAATAATTCCACCCGCCCATCTGGGTGAGTCATTGTGATCACATAATGGTCAAGACTGCCTGCACTGCCTGTAAGCTGCCAGTTTAACTTGACGTTACCGTAAGGATTGCGCTCAACATAGCTCAGTTCATAACTGGCTGCTAGGCTGCCCACGGCCAAAGTTGTGGTGCCGCCTGAAGAAATGTCAGGGCCAAAGCCTGGATCCCATGCTGGTGCTTTGCCCGTGTCAGCACTATAAAGCGCAGGAACATATGGCGTGAGAGTGAGTGTTGCTGAAAGGTTTATATCAGGCTCGACTGACAGCACGATATAGTCCTGCGTTTCCTTGCCCATTTCCCCAATAACGATAAGGTCGCCGTAGTCCATCCCAGCAACAGCGGTGGCTAGCGTGACTATGTTGCCAGAGATGTTTGTAACGGCGCGCGTGGATATGGTGCCATCAACTTGCCTGATACGCGCGCCAAGTGCGCCTGTGGCTTCGACTGGCTTGTCAATCGTAACAACAGCGCCGGCAACGCTTACCACCCGTGCAGCCACGCCGCCAAATTTAGGGACATCATGCTGAACCGTAACAACATCGCCGCGCAACACGGCTAGATGCTCAACATCCATCTTGACGCTGAATGTCTCATTCCGCATCATGGCTTGTGCCATCATATAGCGCCCATAGCGCCACGCTTCTTCTCTGTCGGTTATTCCGACGGTAGGTAAGTCTTCAAACCGATCCGCGTTGGCCTCAGTAAAACCATCGGCATAAACGATTATTTCGTTGTTCTGATAACCAAGGACTGGCTCAGTGTATGTAACCCGCAAAGCGTCCGGGTAAATTGGGAAGTTACGGCTCCCAGAGAACTCCCATGAATTCGCAGGCGTGATAAGCTGCCTTGGTAGCCTGCCTGCTTGGTCAATCAGGACGCCAATCTTGCCATTGTTCTGGATATTCAACTGCGCTCTGGCATTACCGAGAACCTTTGCAACGGCGTCTGCCACCGTGCCGTTCTCGCGCAATATGCCGTTGAAGGTATATTTGCCAGTTTCGCAGATGTCGCGCAGTTCTTTCCAAGTTGCAAAGTCTATCTGCCTATCCGGCAAAGGTTGGGGGTTTTCCTCGCAAGTTAAAATGTCAAGCGCAATTAGTGCGGGGTTAGAAGAACGCTTCGAGGCTAACCATCCGGTTGCTGAGATGTCGCGAATCTTGCGGTGCGCGATCATATTCACGGTCTGAACGACACCTTGCACCTTTTCAGATGCAACGCCAAAGACTTCAAGTAAGGTGTGCGCGCGGTCAAATGAGACAGGGCTGCCTTCCTTGTAGCTCTTCATCTGGACAAATGAGAAGCCGTCGCTGGTCTTTTGATCGGTTGCCTCTATTGTCGTGCGCCGGATGCGGACTTCATACTGCCCAGCAGGCAAGCCAGACGCAGAGCAGAGGACTAAGAATGGCTCTAGGCTTTGGCCCGATAAAGTGCCACCATAATAATATGCTTTGCCGCCCGCATTGACAAATGTGAAATTGGTCCACCCTGAAGCCCCGACTAGCCGATATTGTAGCTCCAAACCGACACTCTTGCTTATCAGATTGCCCTTTTTATCTTGGCTAAACAGGCCGCGGGCGAATTGGAGAACAACTTCAATATGAGTGCTGTTGGCGGCTGATGTTGCCGTTGTCGCTACCGTGTCGATCGTAATGTTGAACGGTTGAACCGATGATAGATTATCAATCCATTTGAAAGTAGGATTCTTTGTGTTGCTGTGGAGTAATGTCTGTAGGCCAAGCGATGCGATTGGCGTATCCCCAACACGCAAATCCTCAATTTCCACATCACCAATGCCAAGCTCAAGCAGCATGGCAATTTCGCTTGTGGTGCCCACGTTCTTCCCGCGTACTTTTGCAGCTAGGTCAGGGTAAATTTTGTGGGAGCCATAGATCGAAGGAACGTTGGCAAATAGCTGCGCGTTGTTGGATGCTCCAGTTACGAAATATGTATCTGACGCGCCAGCAGCCTCCTTAATTCCAGGCGGAGGGATAAGCGCCGTGACAACCAGTGCGCCAACCATCGTGATCACCGCCGCCGCCGCGGTGGCAGCAACGCCCGATAGTCCCATTGCCGCCGCAAGATGGGGCGCAGCGGCGGCGATTGCTATAATCGCAACCAAGCTGATAATCTTCTTGCCTTGGACAATTACAATTTTAAGCTCATCACCTTGCTCAACGAGATAATCCAAGGCAAGCTGCTGGTTGCCAATCAATACGCCAACTTGCGGTTGTATCTCCGCAGGAAGGTTCATTCCGTTTATTATGTCTTCGACAGAGGTGCCGACTTCGACCGTTACAGGTAAAGGCTTTGAAACGGGCGTTTCAAAATACTTGGCTATAAGCGGGATGCTGTTCTGTTCTTTTACCCCCATCTCATAATTCCATCTTTTCGTTTGGCCCAATTGAAGTCATCTAGTCGCACAAGACAAGAGGCTTGGCCCGCGACAGAATGAAGGAACTCCCGATTGCTTATATACAAACCGGCGTGACTGACATAGCCCATTTGTCTGAAAAGGATAGTATCGCCAATCTGGGGGTCATCGTCAGTCTTGCGCCAACCCTTCTTGCCTTCCTCGAACCCATTGACGGCTTCATCAAAGTCATCTGCCGATGTGTAATATTCGTGGTGAGGTGGGATGGTTTTGCCCAGCTCAACGCGGTTGAACAATATACAAAGCCCAAGGCAATCCACGCCGTCAAAGTCAGCGCCCTTGTCCTTATACGGCAAGCCGATATATCTACGGATGTCAGGCAAAGTGCAAATCCCGATAACGCGCAGGCGAGTAGGTTGACGAGGGAAACTTACGCGCCAGTATGTTGTTTGGGCGCAGACGGAACTGGATTGACATCGCATCATAGTTGATCGAGTCCGCCCGCAGGAAGTCAATTGCGCGCTCTGGCACATCAGGCGACACAGACAGGACCATCTCAAACAAGACCGTCGGCGGTGTCAGCAATTCACGGATGGCGCGCACCAGGCGCTGGTCTACGTTGTCAATATTCAAAAGCAGTTCGGGCTGCTTCTCCCCGTCAGACACAGGTAGTGCAAGGCTGAACGGATATGGATCGAAGGTCTGCCCCCGCGATACAACTGGCTCATCGTTGTTGACCACACGAATGACATCACTTGCAGCCGTTATGGTAAGCAAGTGCAGGAAGGCGACGTTTGTCTCCGGCAGATTGATGGTGGGTGTCAGCGCCATTATAGTCCCCGGAAACTGGGCAATTGTTCGATAGTGGTTGTAATAGCGAATGCCCCAGTCTCAAGCCAAGAGATTTCGGGCGCCTCTGTAAAGCGCCAAACTTCTTCAGCCATGTAAGGCGTCTTCATGCGCGTGGGTAGGACGCCTTGCTGGCAGTTCACGTTGAACCAGCGTAGGAAATCATCATAGTGCTTCGCCTCAAACACACGCGAGACATTGGCAATGCGTGTGATGCCAGTCGTGCGGCGGCGAACCTTTGTTGCGCCTGCCAGATCCATGTCCGTTCGGATGATGTTGGTGTTCTGCTTCTCAGTCCAACTCGACCAGCAGCCATCAAGTGCAGCAGGCCTATTTGCTATTGTGATTGCCATGTTAGCCTCCTATCGCCCGCAAACCATAGCGGCTTCTCAGTATGCGGTCCATACCGCCGCTGCCCATCGCCTCTTTAACGCGCTGGTCTATCATTATATCAATAGTTCTACTGCCGTCGTTGCCACTGCTTTCGGAAACCTTCACTTCAGCCCCGGCGTTATTAATTACATTTACATTCACAGGTGAAGCACCAACGCCAAGTGAACCACCGTGCCGGCGCAAAGGAATGATGGCCTCTGACCTACCACCGCCCGCCTCGCCCATTAGTGCTGAACCAATGGTTGTGCGCTGGTTGATGATGCCGCCTAATGCATAGGGCGTGTAAGGGCTGCCATTGCCGACCCCATTCAAGTAGACGCCGCCGCGCGCGTTTGCTGTTGGGGCGCCGGTGCTTAGGCCCAGTGATTTCATCAGCGGCGCAAGAATTTTCATCTTTATGATCATGCGCGCAATGTCTTCTAGAATGCTCACAGCCATATCCTTGAACGCAAACTTGCCATCCTTAGCTAGGCCAATGATAGAATCTTCTATTGCACGGCCAAGGCTGTCCTCAATCACCCGTGCAAGCTCTCTGTTGATGATGCCTGCCTCCTCAGCAGCATCGTTGAGAGCTTCCAGCATCCGTTGGTAGTCTGCCCCAGATACTGCGCCACTTGCAAAGGCAGCATCAAGATCGCCATAGGCCGCTATAATACGATCTACGTTTTCCTTTTGCTCGGCAATATCCTTCTTGAGTTCTTCAAAAAAGGTTGGCGGCTTGATGATACCAAGCTTTTCGGCGCGTTCGTTGAGAACGGTGAGAGCGCGGGTATAGGTTTCTGTGCTAATGGTAGCATCGGCCCGTCCCTTCGTAAGAAGCGTATATGCTTCAGTGATGCCCTTTATTTCGGCATCTTCCTTTTGAAGCTTCTCAAGCAATTCCTCAAAGACAGTCAGCTCTTTCTTAATTTCTTTAACACTCTCTTTAGCGCTCTCAGAAACTTTCTTCAAACCGCCAGCAGCATCGCCTGCAACCTTAGCTACGCTTTTTAGTCCGCCAACATTTTTCTCAGTTGCATCAGCAACGCCCTTCAAGGATGCTTTATACGCAGCCCTGCTTTTTTCACCCGCAGCAATACTTGCGTTCAATTCTTTCTCCCCAGTAGCAAAGCCAGCAAGGGCCTTCGTTGAAACGTCAATCGCTAGTTTGAAGTTAAGGGGGTCCTCGCCCATTGCTTTACGTATGAGGTTAATCGGTGCAAGAATGGCGCTGCCAAATGTCTGCATTAACCCAAGGACTTTGTTTACGCCTAGTTGTGCGGCCTGCACCACGTTTGCCATGGCATTATTGAAACCAACGCGGAACTGTAAAAAGCCAATAGGCAGATCAAACATGAAGAACTCTTTGATCCGCGACCAGTTGGTGATGATCAGAGTTGCCGCCGTAACCGCAGCCATGGCAATCAAGGTGAAGGGGTTTGACGCCATCAACAATTTAACCGCAATGGTTATCCCGCCAATGGCGGTGGCGGCTATCAAACTCGCCAAGCTGCCCCCAGGCCCATGAGACATCTTCTGCAAAGACGCGGATGCTTTCTGTTGCGGACGAAATTATATCAGCCAGCCCTTGCACCGCAGAAATGACCGCTGGTGTGCTTAGAAATTCGGTGAACATTGTATTGAGGTTGTTAGATGCTTGCTCAAACGTCTTTGGCAACTTCTTAAACTCTGCATCAACGCCTTTTGCGGCATTGATCATTGCGTTGGCCATAATGTCAGAAGTAATCTTGCCCTCAGAACCAAGCTCCTTCAAATCACCAACATTCCGTTTCATTTCTGTCGCAAGTGCCTTCATGACCAAAGGAAGCCGCTCAGAGATAGACCTAAACTCATCGCCTGCCAGCTTGCCTGAAGCCAAGCCTTGGCTGAACTGAATAAGCGCGCCGTTGATGTCGGCCATGGATGCGCCGCCGACGCGGCCAAGCTTTATGAACGTATCGGCAATTGTAGTTATCTGGGCGTTGCTTGCGCCCATCTCGCCCAACCCCACAGACAAACGCTGTACTGCCTCTGCAACGTCATTTATTGGAGCGCCTGTATTCTTCGCAATCGCAAAGACTTCACTCATCATTGCCGAAGCGCGCTCACCAGAGCCGAGCAGAACACTAAAGGACGCCTCAAGGTTCCGCATGGCATCTGCTTGGCCGATAATGGACTTCAGCCCTTGAGCAGAATAGAATACCGCCATCGCCTTGCCAGCAAGACCAGCAAGCCGACCCATCGAAGACATCTGGTCGCCCATGCTCTTGATGCCAGCAGCGGCTTTGCGCGAGGTAGCAGCTAGGCTGTCAATGCCCCGCTGGAAACGTTGGAACTCAGCGTTGCCAATAACGCCGACTTTGATCGTATAGTTTTTAGTTGCAGCAACCATTGTTTAGCCCCTTCTTCCAGCAGCGGCTTTGCGGGCGCGCCTACGTCTATTTTTCCCCGGCCTTGTGCTGTTGCTAGCGAAGGCTCCAGCAACGCCAAACTCAAGAACAGGCATAGCCATTTTCCCGCCGCCTAATACGGTGTACACCATGCGACAGGCAACCTTTGCACCGTATTTGGCGTTTACCTCTTTAGCCACATAATACAGAATGCCGCCGCGCTTTGCGTTCTTGTAATAGCCCGTGAAATGCCCAGCCTCAAGGGATGCCGAATAGATGACAGTCGGCCCGATATACAGCCGATCCTTTTCGGTAAATTTCTCCGTTGCTTTTTTGATACCGCGCTGGCTAATCCCCCGACCCTGACCCTGTACCAAGAGACTGTTAATGTATCTGCCTGTTCTGAATGGGGCGTGGCGCTTGAATACGCCAATCGCGTATTCGGCAGCTTCTGCAACTTGCGCCCAGTTTGCGCCGCTCACAAATGTAAATGTGGTTGGGGAAAGTTCCGTCCCAATTTTGAAGAACGCAGGAGATAAGGTTGACAGCTTCCGCCGTGCCTCACTCCCGCGCTGCTTCATCAATAAAGTGTACTCTTTGGGAAAACCCCGCTTCTGCTCTTGTCCAAGAATGTTAGGCAAGTCTTGACGCAGGATAGCCGCCTTAATCTCATTATACTGAGCTTCGGCATTCAGGCCATCTCTGGGCAATTCAAGTCTCATATCCTAAATTCTTTCAACAATGCATTGCCCGTTTGATCTTCCAACGGATTAGGTTTTTCCTCTTCGCCGTTCAGTGTTTTGAAGTACTCAATCCACCCTTGATACTCAGAGAACGTCAGCCGACCCTCTAATTCATTAACCGTGCAACCTATTGTCGCGGCAATGTGAAAGAGGTTTAAATCGTACCGACCTCGTCTTCCTTTCCCTCGTCATCGCCACCGCCTAGATTATTCACTTCCATAACAACGGGCACGAGCTTCATCATCATCGATGCTGGAAGTTCGTCGTACTTTTCACCGATGGGTGCGCCATCAATATACAAAGAACGACGCATCATCTCGGCTTGACCAGCAACTGGCTCATCTTCCAAAGTCTTCAGCAACGGGATCATGTCGCGTATTGTTAGTTCGCGGACCTCAAACGTGAGGCCTCTAATCTCAACTGTCTTGGTTTTAAATTCCATCATAATAACACTCACCTTTTCACCATCTCACCGTGAAATTGGGGCCAGCAGGTTGGTGAGCATACCTACCAGCCCCTCCCTTGCGGGATTAGAAAATGTGCCGGGGCTTGCTCGTCAGAGTGATCTGACCGCTGTAAGCCACTGCACCTTCCAATGGCACATCGATATTCAGGGACGAAACAGTGCCCTTGAACAAGATGTAGCCGTTGTTTGGAAGCGTGATGCGGAACTCGTGGACCTTACCGTCGGCTTCTGCTGCAACGATGGCTATGTAGTCGGGCGATGTGATGTCCACATAACCGCCAAAGTCCACCGTTCCTGCGCCTGTTGTAGACGAAGCAATCTGGGCCGATGGATCGCAGAACGTAGCAACCGAAATGGTCGACGGCGATTCTGGATTGAACCCAAGCGAAGACCAGCAGAGGCACTCCATGTCCGCCGTTGCGTACGCAGTTGGCTTGTTAGCGCCAGCGGCGAATGTGCCAGTGGCTCCGGTCGTGTCGGCGCCAAGCAGAGTGAATGTGGTCGCGTCGATAGGCGCTCCCACGACAAAGCTCTTGCCGTCAACTTCAGCAATGCCAGTTGCACTTGCTGGGAAGACAACAATGTCACCCGCAACAAGCCCGTGGGCCGCTGCAGTTACCACTGCTGGCTTTGCTTTTGATACTGCCGTAACCGTAAGGGCTTTACCTACGGCTGCGGTCTTAGTCATGCAGACGCTTACGCCTTTTGTACTCGATGCAGCCATTGTAAATCTCCTTTTGGTCTGCGATGGTTGCTCACCATTTTTCTTTTATAACGAATGCGCATAATTGACAACTACTTGCACCCGATACATACTGTCAGCGCTCCCAGCGCTATCCTCGTCAAGCGGCTCATAGTTTTTCAACACAAGCCGCTGTGTAGGGTCGATCTTGGCATCTAAAGCTGGGATGATAGATTCCATTGCTGTTATAGCTTCTGCATCACCACGCCCAGGGCGGGCCATGACAACGACAGAGATAAACCCGTTTTCGATATAGCCAGGCTTGCAGAACGTGCCTTCGTGGCTTTCCGACGTAAAACTGACGGTCCACCAAACGTTGTCTGTCGGAGTGGGGGCTAGATTTATGGTATCGTAAAACGGCACACCAACAGATGTGGCAACTTCAGCGGCCCAACGTCTTGTTGTTGTTCTGACATAGCTTGCCGACATTATGAGTTCCCGCCTTTTGCGATGCCCTTGTAGAACAAGAGTTGCGCGTTGACATGAATTGGATGAACCGCGTCTAGCGTAAAGCTCTTGCCATCAAGCTTCAGCGTGTCAAACTTTGCGGGCGTGACTTGCGAGGCGCGGAACGTCAAGATTGCCGAGCCGATGCCGTAAGCGTTTATGATCTCTTGGTCGCCTTCGCCCGCATATTTAAACCCAACAAAGCAGTTGGTAACAGTATGAGGCGGCGCAGCTTGCTCAAGGCTTGCTGGCTGCGACAACAAGTCGAAGGTGCTAAGAAGCGCACCAGTAATCTGTTGAAGTTGATTGGCAGAGAACATCAGGCCAGCACTCTCCGGTATGTGTCAAGGATAAAAGCGCTGGCGGCGGGTATCAGTGAACCAGGGGAGTATCCACCGGATCCGCCGCCAGAGCCGCCGCCGGAGCTGTCAAAGTCAACACTGCCCACACCGACGATGGAAACCTTTTTAATGCCACCAGCAGCAGCGCCTGTCGCGCCGCTTTGCATATTAGACCAGACGCTGCCAAAGACGCTCCACAAGGCAAACTCTAAATCACTGGGCAGAACAGTGTAGCCGCCGGAATAAGTGGCCGTCATCTGGTGATCAGCGATTGTGCTATCAAAGTGTACAACGCCATTCTGCCAATCGGTGTGAAACTTGTAGGTGTTCTGGTCGCCCGACAACACAGGATCTTTGTCTAGGGGGTAGCGGATCAGCGAGATGCTGCCACCAGAGGTGTGGGTGAAGGTCTCAACTTGCGCTGCCGTGTGCATAAACTTGCGATCACAGTATGCTTCGGCAATTGACAGCGCCGTATCCAGACCGACTTGCAGCCTTGGGTCAAGCACAGGGTCAACAGCGGCTGGCAAGCCCAAGAACGATTTGGCTGATGCGATGTCCCAAGTCATTATTTCGGCGTCCCTGTGGCTGGTGGTGGTGGTGTGCCCTTACTGAGGCTCAGCGTGGGACCGGATAGCGTTTGCTCGTTAGCCACGCTGTTTGCAAGGTTGCCGCCAGTGCTGGAGATGTCTTCTTCAGTGTCGGTGAAGGTTTGCGCGATGAAGCACAGCAAAAGGCAACTCGGCGCTTGCGGAGATGATGCCAGAGGCTGCTGGTAATCCTAGATAAACTTTTGCGCCGGATATGTCCCAAGTCATTATTAAACCTTTGCTTTAGTTAACGATTACTGCCAAACAATCGTGGCATTAAATTGCGTTGGAGTCTGCGTTTTATATCCAATGTAATCAATGTTTGTATATGCAATATCGTAGACAACCGTGACCGTAGCATCTCGATAAATACCAGTTGCATCAATACCAACCACATTGGTGGAAATTGTGGTGTGCGCTTTATAAATGTTCACTTCTGCTTTTACTGCGTACCACTTAGCGCCTTTTAAATTAGTGCCAAAGGTGTGCAAACCGGTATTGTTTGACGCCCATGTTGAGGCATCACCGCCAGCCACTTTGTTGTCACTTGTGTTGGCAATCCAAATTGCAGAAACTCGATTGGTTGCAAAATCAACCCAACTACCACTGCGCTGCATAATGAGTTGCGGCCAATTTGAAGAATCAGCGACCGGCGAAACCGATGCAGTAAACACAAGCGATGTTTTTGGTGACACACCAAGCGCAAAAGCAACTTGACCTCCGGATCCTTCCGATTGACGGGTGAACCAATTTGGCACTTGAATATCAGCCGATGCAGATTGCGCAACAAGTTGGGCGCTTAGTTTTTCGGTATCAGGGTAATTCTTCAGCGCATTGATTGTGTTGCCGGATTTGGTTGTTGTGCCTGCGCCAAGGGTTATTAGACCGAGGTCCTCATCTTGCGAGGTCACGATAATTGATAAAGTTTTGCCGGATAGGTTAGGACCGGCAACAATAAATATCGTGCCACTAGCATCCCATGTTGCGCCAATCTCTTTGAAATCAGGAGTTTTTGATATCGCGGCAAGCGGGGAAAGTAACAAAGCAGTACCGGCAGAAATAAGCAATTCAAATTCAAACGCAGAACCGCCCGATTTCTTTTCTCTAATTTCAATCTTATCAATTTGAGTTTTGTCAGTGAACCCCTGCAACAGTTTCAGCACAGTGCCGTCAGCAATTCCGGCTGGGCAAGTCCATTCGTATTTTCGAGTAAATCCCCAAATAACGGTTGGCGTGATCGTGTCAGGTCGTGCTTGCGGATGCGGTGTGTTTACTGTCCAAGCAACGCCTGTTGCGCTAGGTGTCCCAGCCACAAGGAACCAACCGCCGTTTGTCGCGTCAGGGTCTCCTGAAAAGCCCAACAAATAGTTGCCCGCGGCAATGGTTTGTCCCCCAAAGACGCCAGAGGTTGGTTTTTGCGGAGCAGCCAGCGTCACCTCATACCAATTGGCAAGGTTTGTAGGCGCTAGTCTGGTACCTGGCCAAGCCGCGCCAAGGTCTGCATTACCTAAAACGGCGCCAATGCGTGTGCCTCCAGAGCCTGTCTTGCCGATGGTGCCTGAGATTGTGTAAATTGGTGGATTCTGCGTAACAACAAAGTCAGTGGTTGAACCTGTTAAAACGTCAAAGTAACTATCACCATTAAGTGGTTGCTGCCCAGATGGGTATGTCCCTCTTGGCATACCCCAATTGTTTGCCGCCGTTGTATCTTTCGGGTCGTAATCACCTTTACCAAAGAAAACCGTTGCGCCGTATGTGCTGTTAATCTTGCGCCAGATTGCGCCAGCTTGAGTAGTGCCGGGCTCTGGCGATCCAGCCACAATATTTTGACTAGCAACAAACCACGCATTAAATCGAGAACCGTAAACAACAGCGTCTTTTGCGTAAGGTTGGTCACGCCACGCCATATTACCAGCGTTCAGTTGCCAGTAGCGTTGATCAGCAAAGTTCTGTGTAAGGTTACCACCGCGAATAACTTCAAACTGCTTCAGCGTTGCATTGAATTGCAACAAGTCAGAGTTGTTTAGCTTTGTGCCTGCTGGGATGCCCGGCAGACCAGGAGGAGCGTATTCTGGTACGTTGGGGTCAGTAGTCGAGACAACCCAGTTGTAGGTGTTGAGAACGGTTGATGTCGGCCCCGGCACGTAGTCAGGGAAGCCGCCACCAGCTTGGCCAACAATGGAAGTGGCGTAATATTGAGGTGGTGTCTCAACACCAACCCAGAAGTCCGCGCCGTTGACATAGGTAAGGAACTTGGCTTCTGTGCCCGTCAAAGCATTGAGAGCAGTCTGCACGGCAGCAGCATCAGCATAGTTACCTGCTGGGAGCAAATAAGTTTTGTGTGTGCCGTTTGAGAATGTAACGTCAAACAACAAAGGCGCGGCTAAAACAGCGGCAAAATTATCTAGCCCCTTGCCCTTCATGTTAAACCAAAAACAGGATTTATAAAAGCAGTGTTTGCCAAAAAAGGAATGTTTGGAAAGCCAGTGGCGGGTTTATAAGTTCCCTGATACAAAGAACCCGCAGCAATAGCCGCTTGCATTGACTGCTTGTTGACAGCATCAAAATCACCAATGACGCCCGGGCGAGGAGGAGAAACACCGTAGATAGGGCGCCCGTTCATGTTTAGCAGGGCGTCAACAATCAACGTAGACATCTGCGAGATGCCACTGCCGCCACCGCCACCGCCACCGCCCGCAGCAGAACCAGCAAGCTTTACCCAATTCTCTGGATCAAGAGAACTTGAATTACGGTCCGCCTTAATGCAAAGATATAAGCCTTTATTGAGCTTGGCCGTATCACCAACGCTGTAGCTCTCGCCCATTTTCCAAGTGCCGGCAAAACGTTTGATTGGCGCGTCAATGTCTTCAACCTGATTGACCAGCTGCTCTTCAAGAAACGTCAAGCGCTTTTGGATAGTCTCCAAGCCTTCAACGTCAGCAACAATAATTTCGCCATCGTCAAACGCAAATGCAATACCACTGTTGTCCCACTTAACGTGTACAATGTTTGCCGCGCTATTACCGTCTGCGCCATCCTTGCCGTCAGTGCCATCCTTACCGTTCTTGCCGCGCTGGGCAATCATCCGGCCCTTGCCTTCCCAGAACAAGAAAGTTGTACCGCCGTCAATATACAGATCGCCGTCTTGATAGCTAAAATCTAAATTCTTAACGCCTGTCCAGCGAAAGCCAGAAGTACCGACCCGCTCCCAGTTGTCGCCATGCCCCGGCTCGTCGGATGTATCGCTCAGCGCTTTGTAGACTTGCCCAATGTTGTGCTGGACAAGAACACCCTCGCGGTAAATGCCCTCTTTCCATGACTTTACATTTAGACCAAGTCCGTCCTGACCGTCTTTGCCAGATGGGCCAGATTC